CAGCACCACGTCGTCGACCACCGGGACCGGGGCGAGATCGGGCATTAGTTGATTTCCTGTGCGATCTGGAGCCTAAATGTAGCTCCCAAGAGGTCCCAACGCCATGGCGCTGCCGCCGATGCCACGATCCGTCGCGCCGCCGCCTCCGATGGCAGGCGGCGTGATACCCATGCTGCCGATGGGCGGCGGCGGCAACGGCGCACCGCCCCTGCCGCCGTCCTACCCGACCAACACCGGCGGCATGGGCGCCCTGCAGGTCGCCAGCAACAGCCAGATCGACGCCGCCGCCAAGGCGCAGGCCGCCGCCCTCGCCACCGTCACCAACGTCACCGAGGAGCAGGCGACCGGGCTCGCCGCCTTCGTCGAGCGGCAGTGGGAGATCATGAACCGCCACCGCCTGTCGTCGGGCCTCGCGGATCGCCTGCTCAACGCCTTGCGCACCTTCAACGGCCAGTACGAGCCGACCAAGCTGGCCGAGATCACCCGGTTCGGCGGGTCCGACGTGTACGCCCGTATTACGCCGCAGAAGACGCGCGGCGCGACCTCGCTGCTGCGCGACGTCTATTTGAGCAACGACATGCCGTGGGGTTTCGAGCCGCCCAAGGACGTCGAGGTGCCGGTTGAGGTGTTCAAGCAGATACAGCAGCTGGTGGTCAGCGAAATCCAGAACGCGGCGACCGGCGGCAAGCCGCCGTCGAAGGACGAGGTGCACGACCGCGTGATGAACTTGGTGCAGGCGGCCCGCCAAGCCGCCAAGAAGCGCGCCGCGCAGCGCGTCAAGATTGCCGAGGAGAAGGTCGAGACGATCCTCGTCAAGGGCAACTTCTACAACGCGCTCGGCGAGTTTTTGTCCGACATCACCAACTTTCCCTACGCCGTGTTCAAGGGCCCGACCGTGCGCATGGTGCCGACCGTGCAGTGGGCCAACGGCATCCCCTACGTCGATGTCAAGCCGACCCTGTGGTACGAGCGCTGCTCGCCGTTCGACATCTGGTTCACCCCGGGCGTGGCGCGCGCCGCCGACGCCTCGTTCATCGAGCGCATCCGCATGACGCGCACCCAGCTCAACGATCTGCTCGATCTGCCGGGCTACGACCACAAGTCGATCCGCGAGGTGCTGACCAACTACTCGCGCGGCCTGACCGACGTGCACGACTACACCGACAGTTCGCGGGCGTGGCTGGAGAGCCGCGAGCAGCCGTCGTGGAACGAGAGCGGCATGATCGACTGCCTCGCCTTCCACGGCAACGTGCAGGGCTGCGACCTGATCGACGGGGGCTTGCCCAAGTCGCGCATCCCCGACCCGATGCGTGACTACGCCTGCGTGATCCAGAAGATCGGCCGCTACATCATCAAGATCCAGCTGTCGCCGTCGCCGCGCAAGCGTCACGTGTTCTATATGTCGTCGTTCGAAAAGGTGCCGGGCACGCCGGTCGGCAACGCGCTGCCCGACATGCTGGCCGACGTGCAGGACTTGGCCAACGTGGCGCTGCGCAGCCTCGCCAACAACATGGCGTTCGCGTCGGGCCCTCAGGTCACGGTCGACGACAGCAAGCTCGCACCGACCGAGGACGGCGAGAGCTTCTATCCGTGGAAGCGCTGGCACGTCCGCACCGACCCGTTCATGAACCAGAGCCAAGCCGTCCCGCCAATCGGCTTCTTCCAGCCGACCGACAACAGCCAGAACCTGATGGGCGTCTACCAGTGGCTGATGCAGGTGGGCGACGACGTGTCGGCGGTGCCGCGCTACATGACCTCCGGCTCGGGCGTGTCGGGCGGCGCGGGCCGCACCGCGTCGGGCCTCGCCATGCTGATGGGCAATGCGTCGAAGGTGCTGCAGACCGTGGTCGGCAATGTCGACGAGGACGTGATCGAGCCGTGCCTGCTGGAAACCAAGGACCTCGTGCTGCTGACCGACACCACCGACATGATGGACGGCACCGAGAACGTGGTCGCCAAGGGCGTGCAGGTGGCGATGCAGCGCGAGACGATGCGCAGCCGCCAGCTGGAGTTCCTGCAGGTTACCCAGAACCCGCTCGACAGCCAGATCATGGGACCGGCCGGTCGCGCCACCGTGTTGCGCTCGGTTGCCTCGACGCTTGGCATGCCGGGCGACAAGGTGGTGCCCGACGAGGAGGAGATCGCCGAGCAGACCGAGCAGGCCAAGATGCAGGCGATGGCGACCGGCATGCCCGGCCACGGCGGTCTGGGCGAGGCGGCGGCGCAGGCGCAGGGCGATCAGGCACCGCCCGCGACCGGGGCGCAGGGACCGCAGACCAACACCGTGCAGCCCCGGATTGCCGGGGGCGTGGGTTAGCGTGTAGTATTACATCTCGTTCACTGAAGGAGAATTGCGATGGCTAAGGGACGTGGTTTCGGCGGGTTCGCGCGCGGCGGCCCGGCCAGTGGCATGGTGGGACGCACCGGGGCGACCGTGAAGGGCCCGGGCACGACTGCCAAGGAGAGCAAGGGTCAGGGCGGCAAGTTCGCCTCCGGTGGCTCGGGCAGCATGGCGCCGAAGGGTTCCGCGACGACCCGGCGACCCGGCACGACGGGCGGCCAGCGTTAGTATTACTCTCGGGAGTAAATGCAATGCGCACTACGCTGACCAACCGGGGACGGCGCTCGTTCGACACATCCGGCTCGATGCGTAGCGGGGGCCGGGAGGTACTGCCCAGCCCCCGTGCGCTGCAGCGTCTGACCGGCGGCCAGCCGGTCGATCGCACGATCAACAACTACGCCAAGGCCACGCCCTCCGGCCTCGCCGCGCCGGGGGCCGAGGCCGACCTCCAGCATTTTGGTTTGCTCGTCCCGAAGATCGGCGAATGATCGACACCAAGAACCAGTACGAATTGGCCAAGCACGTCACGATGCTGAAGCAGGGCAACGTGCACCTGTTCAACTTCATCGGCACGGCGCTGAGCGCCATTGCCGACCCCGAGATGCGCCGCCTGCTGTCGGTTCCGCGTGAAACGATACAGGTCCAGCAGGGCCGCGCGCAGATGGTCAACGACTTGCTGGAAGTGTGGTATCGCTGCGACCAGATCGTCGCGCCCGTGCGCCCCGCAGCACCTGCGGGCGAACCGGCGCGCTGGGACCAGCTGCTGCAAAACGGATCAGGGAAACTGAATGGTTGACGTCAAGGACAACGTGTCGTCGCACGCGCCGGTCGACCCCGGCTTGGTATTACCTGCCGCCGTGCAGGCCCAGCGCGACCGCGCGAACGCACTGATGGGACACCTCGCCAACGGTGCCCAGCCCCCTGCACAGCCACCGGCCGCCGCACAACAAGGTTCGCCCCCACAGCCGCCGCCGGGACTGCCCCACCAGCCAAGCTCGTATCAGAGCGAGCACGAGGCTATGCTCGATGGCTCTTCTCGCCCGACCAACGAGGGCACCGGAGCTTTCGACCTGACCTTGCCGGGGGGTGAAGCAGCACCCCAGCAGCCGCCGCAGGGACAGCCCCCTCAGTCGCAGCCGGGAGGCGATCCCCCGGTCGCGGCTGAGGAGTGGGAGCGCCGCTATCATTCGATCAATGGCCGGTTCCAGAACGAGGTCCCGCGCCTGCGCGAGGCGGTGCAGAGCATGGCCGACCGCAACCAGCGGCTGGAGCAGCTGCTCGCCTCGACCGCGCAGCCGGACGGGCACGGCAGCGGCAATGGCAATGGCAATGGCAACGGGGCCGACGCGCCGCCGCTCACCGCCGACTTCACGCCGCAGGAGATCGAGGACTGGGGTCCCGACATGCTGCAGATGATCACCCGGGTCGCCGACACGCGCGCCCAGCGGCTCGCCCAGCAGCTGCGCCCGACGATCTCGCAGGTGGCGAACAACAACCGCCAGCAGATGGTCGACTACCTCGACCGCACCATCCCCGACTGGCAGGGCGTCAACCTCAGTCAGGAGTTCATGGACTGGGCGCTGTTGCCGGATGAATTTTCTGGCGTTATAAGGCGTGACCTGATCAGGAAGTGGTGGGGGGAGCACAACGGTCCTCGCGTCGCGGCCTTCTTCAGGAGCTTCATCTCTGGATTGCCCGGTGGTCCCACCGTTCAGCAGCCACAGCTTCAGCAGCCCGCGCCCGCGCCAGCACCGCAGGCCCCGGTATCGCAAAGGCTCTCGCTGACCGAACTGGCCGCACCATCGGGAACGGGATCGGCCGCTGCTGTACCGCCAGCACCCGCCGCAAAGCGCGTCTACAAACGCTCGGAGATCACGCAGTTCTATCAGGCCAAGTCGCTCGGACGTTTCCGGGGGCAGGAGACTGAAGCGCAGGCGGTGGAGAACGACATTTTCGCCGCACAGCGAGAGGGCCGCGTGGTCAACGGGTAATTCCCGCTCTGAACCCGTGAGGCCCATCCAATGGCACTCGTTTTCCCCAACGCCGGGCCGGCGACTGCGCCGCCCATCTACCCGACCGGCTCGGCTGCGCCGAACCCGGACTACTCGGGCAACTTCATTCCCGAGATCTTCAGCGGCAAGCTGATCGAGAAGTTCTACGCCGCCACCGTGCTGGCCGTGATCTCCAACACGGCCTACGAGGGCGAGATCAAGAACTACGGCGACAGCGTCGTCATCCGCACCATCCCGACGATCACCATCAAGCCCTACTTGGCGATGGGCGATCTCGAGCTGGAGCGGCCGTCGAGCGCCCCGGTCCTGCTGAAGATCGACAAGGGCTTCTACTTCAACACCGGCCTCGACGACGTGATGAAGGTCCAGTCCGACATCAACCAGATGAACCTCTGGTCCGATGATGCTGGCCAGCAGATGAAGATCAAGATCGACGCCACGGTGCTGACCGGCATCATCAACAAGGCGGTCGCTGCCAACCGTGGCATCGCTGCAGGCGCGATCTCGGCCAACATCAACCTCGGCGCGACCGCGGCACCGCTCTCGGTGATCGCCGTCCAGCCGACGCCGCCGCTCACCGACGTCACCCCGGTCGACGTGATCACTCGTCTCGGCCAGGTGCTCGACGAGCAGAACATCCCCGACACCAGCCGCTGGGTCGTCGTCCCGACGTGGTTCGGCGCGCAGATCAAGCGCTCGGAACTCCGTCAGGTCTTCCTGTCGGGCGACAGCGTCTCGATGCTGCGCAACGGCAAGCTGGGCGAGATCGACCGCTTCTCGGTCTACTGCTCCAACCTGCTGCCCAACGGCGTCGCCGCCGGTCTGGTGGCGGGCGAGTTCGTCATCTACGCGGGCACTACGCACGCGCTGACCTTCGCGTCCCAGCTGACCAAGATGGAGACGCTGCGCTCCGAGCGGACCTTCGGCAACATCATGCGCGGTCTGCAGGTGTTCGGCTTCGAAGTGCTCGACGGCAAGGCGCTCGCGCAGGCCATCGTCGTCAACGGCGAGTAAAACCGGGTAGGGGCGGTTTACTCCCGGGAGTAAGCTGCCCCTCCTCTTGCCGGTGAGGTGAGCGATGGCGTACCTGAAAGTGGGAGACGTGATCACGCAGGTGCGCGTCCTCCTGCAGGACGAGGATGCCGAGGGCTACCGCTACTCGCTCAACAGCCTGATGCAGGCGCTCAACGAGGGCCTGCTGGAAACCCGCCGACTGCGGCCCGACATCTACCGTCACCGCAGGCTCGACGTGCCGCAGTACACCGTCGACCAGCTCGACCAGTTCATCGACTACGAGCAGATGTACCTGCCCGGCCTGATCGCCTACACCGCTGGCATGGCCCAGCTGCGCGACAGCGAGGAAGCGACCGACCAGCGGGCCGCCGCCCTGCTCAACACCTTCACCACCAAGCTGACGGCGATTGCATGAGCGCGGAGTACGACCGTCTCGTTGCCGACATCGCGACCAACGCGCCGGGGGCCATCCCGTCCACGGTCGAGGCCGAACTGATGGTCGTGCTGCGCGACTTCCTGCAGCACACGGCGGCGTGGAAGGCCGACTTCGAAATGCCGGTCCAGCCCGACCGCACGTGCTACGTGCTGCAGCCGCCGCGCGGCGTTCAGGTCCACCTGCTGTTCATGGTCTACAATTCGACCGACACCGAGCGCCGACCGCTCGGGTCGACCGGCGGCGTGCGCATGAACGTGCCCGGCCAGATCGAATTCAGGATCGCGCCGTCCGCCGCCGCGACCTACGTGGCGCGCGTCTCGCTCTACCCGGTGGCCGACGACAATGGATCGGCCGCCTCGTGCCGCGCCGCCGTGCCGGGGCATATCCTGAGCGAGTATTACGACACGCTGTTTCAGGGCATCCTGAGCCGCCTGCAGGCGCAGATGCTGAAGGGCTACTCCAGCCCGCAGATGGCGATCATGCGACAGAAGCTCTATCGCGAGGGCCGCTCGATCGCCAAGGCCGACATCGCGCGCAGCCACGTCTGGGGCGGCCAGCAGTGGCAGTACCCGGTCGCCACCACCGCGATGGGAAGGCAGAACGGCGCATGATCAAGACCGTCCACGCCAAGGTTAACACCAAGCCCGACGGGTCCGACAGCACCGTCGTGCGGCCGACCGACTGGAACGCCAACCACGCGATGACCGTCTCGCCCGGCGTGCTCGGGCGCAAGTACAACACCGGCTCCGGCCCGCCCGAGATGCTGCCGATCTACATCGACAGCGACGGCACGGTGATGCTCGAAACCAGCGGCGCGCTCCAGCTGCCCAACGGCAACACCGTGCAGCGCCCCGACCCGCCGAACAACGGCATGGTCCGCTACAACGACGAGACGCAGAAGCTGGAGGGCTATGTCAGCGGCAGCTGGGTCGCCATCCATACCCAAGGCGACACCCGCGTGCCGACCGGCGCCGTGTCGTTCACCTACGCAGTCGAGCCCGCAGTCGGCTGGATCGTCGGCCACGGCGAGATCGGCAACGCGGGCAGCCATGCCGATAACCGGGCCAACCTCGACACCCTGCCGCTCTACAAGATCCTGTGGGAAAACTATCCCAACACCTTCGCGGCGGTGGCGGGCGGGCGCGGCGACGAGGCCGAGGAAGACTTCTACGCCAACAAGATCATGACCCTGCCCGATCTGCGCGAGGCGGTGCTCGGCGTGGCGGGCGATCTTGGCGGCTCGACGACTTCCAACCTGCGGCTCAAGAACGGCAAGACGGGCGGCTTCGGCGATATCGTCACCAGAGGTACGTTCGCCGGGACCAAGGAGCATTTGCTGCTCCCGGCCGAGGCGCCCAAGCACGCGCACGATCTCGATCCCGCCATGGTGTCGACTGGTGGCGCAGGCGGCACCACGCCCG